TGAGTCGCCCGTAGGTAACGAGTCCTTAGCTTCAAAGTCTGTGGTCTTAGAGTAGTTAGACATCGGAAAGTCCTATTGCAGAGAAGAAGGAGGAGAAAGGAAAGGGGCCATTGCTGACCCCTAGTAGACTTACTCGTCGCAAACTGCGAGGATGAAGCCAGCTTCTGGACGGTATGTTTCTACACCGTACAGAGTGTCCGAAGTGAACAGTGTTGACAGGTATTCCTGCTTGTACTGTGTCTGCGAACGTACAGCCATTTGCTCTGCCATAACAAGAGCGTCTTGGTGGAAGAACAAGCAACCACGAGTGTCAGCAGTAGAGGCACTGTTTTGACCTGATGCTTCTACAACTGGAGCGTTGCTTGAAACGTAGATGTCTACGCCGTAGAGGTTACCGATAAGGCCAGACTCTACACCACGACCACCAACGAAGTCAGAAGACACGTATCGGTCGATACCCATCAAAGACTTACGTACTGCAGGTGGAACTACAAGTACACGGTTTTCCATAGGAACGTCAGCGTCGTCCATCAACTTGATAGCTTCACGGAAACCAAGGTCAGTGAAGTTGTCGCCTGAAGTTACAGTGTCAGCAGCATAAGCAGCAAGGCCAGCAGCGGCATTGAAGTAATAGCTGTTGCTGTTAACCCAGTTAGCACCAGTGTTAGCTGGAGTCTGAGTACGAGTACCGTCACCAAAACCAGTAGCAGCGTTGATGAGATCAGTGTCTACCTTAAGAGCAAGCTGGTAGCCAGCGTCTTCAGTGTAGAACTGACGGAGGCTGTTAAGAGCCTGTACTTCAACGATGTCTTCAATCAGACGTGAGTACTCGAAGTGACGGTCAACAGTGACAGTCAACTCTGACTCAAGGTTTGCTTGGATTGTTACTGCAGTTGATTCCCCTTTAGCAGAAGCTGAACCACGAGTAGGCTTAGGGATGTGAATTACATCACCCTTCTTGCCAGCCATTTGAATGCGCTTGACAAGTGGAGCCATCTTGAGGTTCTTTTGGTATGCAGCAATGATCTCGTCACTCCAGATTTCTGGAATGAAAGTACCTGCTGCTGTCTTATCTACCACAGCATTAGCTGTGAAGTAAGTTCCCGAAGTTTCGTTAGCCATGATTAATCTCCTTTAGATTACTTGACCCGACCCTCCGCGTAAGCTTGTAGTATTTCATCTGACAATGCTTGATAACGCTCAGGGTCTGTTTTCATTAATTTAATAATGTCGGACCTGCGATACGTTTTCTTACGTGAACCCTCACCAGTGCCTCGTGCATTGCCTGTATTAGCTGCCTTGAGTGTCTGCTTACGTGCTTGTTTTTCAACTTGAGCAGTCTGCTGGGCTACTGTCTTACGCTCTTTCCAGAGTGAGAAGAGTTCGTCCGCAGAGTCAGCATCGTACTGTTGGTCAGCTGCTACAAACAACTGAGTCCTAATTTTAGATGCCTTAATCCATTCTGCAAACTTAGGATCACTAAGAATCGTCTGCATATCTGGATGTTTAGCTTGAAGCGTAGCAATTGACGACTGCTTTTTGTACTGCTCAGTGTACTGCTGTGCTTCTCTAATCTTAGGGTGATTCTCAATAGCACGATTTACTGCGCTTTGAGGGTTTGTAAAAAAATCTATATCGTCTTCAGGCTCAACGTATTGTTGTTGAGGTGCTGGTTCGGGTGTTTGACTAGCAATGTAATCATCCACCACTCTACGAAGTTCGCCTACTTCAGAAGACTGACGACCTAAAAGCTTTTCAGCTTCTTGATGCATCTGTACTACTTCTTCTAAAGACTTACCTTGGTACTTCTCTGGTAAGGTTAATTCAGGTTCTGGAGGTTGCTCAACTGTTTCTTGTTGAATCTCTTCTACTTCGTTTTCTTCGATTGAATCTACGTTTTCCTCTTCAGGGGGTAGATCTATAATCGTTGCTCTAGACATAATTAAACTCCGTGATTATAATCATTATGGAGATGTGGTTATTTTTTACCTGCTTTTTCGTGCTCTTTCACCCACTTCATGTGTTGACCGGGGAAGTCCCCTGACGCACCATCAAGATGAAAGGACGGGGCAGATACCATTTTTGTAGCGTTGGCACCACAACCGCACCTACTGGTTGTGACTGTACCTTCTACAAATTCTTCAAATACGTGCCCGTTTGTACAACGGAAGTCGAATATTTTATACATCTACTGGTTCTTGTTCTTCTGCTTCGGCTTGATCACGAGCAGCTTCGATCGTTGCCTGTAGATTAATAACAGTTGCAAAAGCAGCTACTTGACCTTTACGGAAAAATAAATCTTCCTGATCTTTAACTGTTTGAATATCTGCTAGTTGCGTTGCGTTATTGGAAAGCTCTTGTACGAGTTGTTTGAAACCTTCATGGTTGAAGAGTTCGTTATAATTATTAAAATAAGTTTCAAGCTCGGGAGTCATAGTTTCCTCTGTTGTTATACTATATAGTTATATTATACCACATTTTTATGCATTTGTCAAGACTTTTTAGAAGTTTTTCTTCTACGTCCTGATGCAGTAACGGCGTGTTTAATTTTAGCGGGTCCAGTCTTGCGACGTGCAGATGAAGCCTTTTCACCTTTAGTCATTTTAGCTGCAACGGCTTTAGGCCGACAAGAAGGATAAGGACGTTTGCTATCGCCCTTTGCAGATTTACGTCCACAAGGCTTACCAGTTTTAACGTCTACCCAGTCTTCCTTAAACCATTTCTTAAGGGCAGCACCCTTTTTACTTTTTCTTACGGCCACTTTTATTACCCCAGTTTTTAGCTCCTACCTTTCGGCATTTGGCTACAGCACCAGAAGCATACGCGGAAGGCCAGACTTTATATCGAGACTTAACCTTACGCGCACAAGCGTCGTTAGCTTTTTTACTTTTTGCTTTTGGCATTTTTCTTTCTCATAGGTACGCCAGCTTTTTTAGCAGCAGCTTGCATCTTAGCGTCCATCTTTTTGTTACGCATTTGTTCTGCCATCTTTTTTTGCATAGCAGGACTAGGCGTCATGTTGTTAGCTTTTTTGTTTGCTGCCTTAATACGAGCTTCCACTTCTTCTTGAGTGATTCGCTTTACGGGCTTTTTTGCTTTAGTCGTTGCCTTCTTTTTAGGTGGACGACCTACTTTACTACCGTATGTTCCTTTTCCTGCTGGCATAGCTATCTCCTTACCATTTTGATTTGTTTGCCCAATAAGCTGCAGACATTTTGCCTTTAGCTATATTTTTTGCATGACGAGCTTTAAATGATTTACGTCGTGCTTTTTCTTTAGCAGTTGTAGGGTTTTTACCTGCACCGCTAACTCCTTGTTGTCCATACCTAATAGTCTTAACTTTATCGCCTTCTTTAGCAACAACTACATGAGACTTGGTTGAATGATTAGGCGTCCGCTTTGGTTTGTTGAACCCGCTTACCCCTGCCCGTGCTAGTCTTGGATCCTTCTTTGCTGGCATTACATAGTTCCTCCACCTTGCGTTCCAGCTGGTCCAGTCGGCTGAACTGGTCGCTGAACTTGTTGTTGATCTGGTCTAGCAGGAGCTGCATTTCTTTTTGCGTTATTAGCATTGGTTTTACCTTCTATTGCTTTTTCTTTAAGGAGAGTATCAGCCACTTTCATGCGGCGTTCAAACTCTTTGTCTTCAGCATCACCTTCACGAAGGTTTCGAGTGATAGCATTAATCTTGTCAATTTCTAGCTCTTGCGGTACGGCTTGGGCTTCTGCTGCCAACTTAGCGGCTCTAGCCTGCGACTCTTGAGCCTGAGCAGACAGTGCTGCAGTTTGTGACTGCTGGAACTGCATCTGCAACTGCTGTATTTGTTGTTGCATTTGTTGTGCTTGAGGGTTAGGCTGTGAAGCTTGAGCAAGGGCTGCAAGAAGTTCTTCACGGTTAGACAAGTTCATGTTGTCTACAACAGACTGAATAAGTGTATTGTACAACGGTGAGTCTTTACCCATAGTTTGTAGCAACTGTACAAGCTGAGTAACTTCGTATTCACGAGCAATAATTCCTAATGTACTGCTTGCATTAAACTTGTAGTCTGCAACAGGATAGTTTTCAGGGTCAAACTGCATGTAACGATACGCAGCTTTCTTAACAAATGGAATTAAGAACGACTGTTGGAAGTTAATCAATGTGCGCTTATGACGCTTAATAATAGCGCCAAGAGACATACTAATGCCAGCGGCAGTACTTTCGCCATTAACCTGACCTGCAATTCCTGCTGAGTCAACGGCTCCTGTTGCTTGCTGTACCATTTGTTGCAATGCTCCGGCTTGAGCAAAAGTAATTTGATTAACTTGACCAAAGTTAAAGGGTTGAAGTACTTCACGCGGATCTCCACTAGTTAGAATTATTTTACCGGGGCGTACTTCTGGTTTAGCACCTCGTGGTAGACGAGTAGCGTCAATAGCCATCATAGGATGAATGGTGAGACTTAGTGCGTCAATACGTGCTCGTAGTTCTGTGTCAAGTGCTTTCTGACTGTTGTAACCTTTTTCGCATACACCACGACCCCAAAATCTACCGGGTACTACGTCCCAAGGAAAAGCAACAACAGGACGATCCATCATCATGTAAGGGTTAGCTTCTGCCTTAAGAAGAATACCCCCGTTAGCAACCACTACAACGGCCTCTACGTAACGTGAACCAGAGTCGTCCTCACCTACCACTTCATCTTCATCGTCGCCTGTAGCGGCATCTAGAAGCTCTCGTGGCACTAAACCGTAGTACTTAGTCAAACGTACTTTGTCGTCGTTGTAGATAGTAATGTCTTGATCAGGCTCTAAATCAGTGTCTGGTGCAGCAGGACCAACAAATACATCACGATATACACCTTGTTCTTGTAGTAATTCTACTTGGTGCATACTTACAAATTCATCTACAGCAACGCCTAGTGCATCTTCTACAGACGTAGCTACAGGATCAATTAAGAAGTTC